AAACTCCGGAGCTCCAAACGGGTTTTGGTCTGGAGCCGAGCTTGCAAAGTTTAATATACATGTAAGCGAAACTGCCTGGGTTGGCACCGAATTTGATCATGTTTTAGACAATAATGAAACTATTGATGATTTATATACACAAGTTAAAAGTATTATAGGTCTGGCACAAGATCGCCCTGACGCCAACGAACGCCCTCTTTATGCAGGACTCGAGCGCAGTTAGCACACACGGTTTTTAGATTAGCCACGCGGCAGTTGTCCAAATTGCCATCCACGTGAAACACACCAAACACTTCCACATGCGGTGATCTAAAGCCGCACTTGTCACACATGCTCTTGATCTTGTAGCCTGCATGTTGCCATCTGGCAGTTACAGCACTGCCTTTTAGGCAAGCCTCGCAGTGCCGCCTATAATAGGGCTTGCCATTTTTGTAGTAATTAATGGCAGCAGGTCTAGATCCGCACAGGCATAAAGGTCTCATGCACATATTTACACCTTTTAGATACCTTTTCCGAGTATGTTAACTAGGGGTAAAAACCAAAATCCACTAAATACATATAGAATGTATTCAACGGAGATCAGAATATGGCAACTCTAAGTTCACCAGGCGTAAGCGTAACAGTAGTAGACGAATCGTTCTACGTACCCGCTGCCCCAGGAACAGTACCACTTATCATAGTAGCTACTGCACAAAACAAAACCAATGCCGCAGGCACTGGAACAGCTACAGCAACTACCAAAGCCGAAGCGGGCAATGTCAAACTGCTGACCAGTCAAAAGGACGTAGGAGACCTATTCGGAACTCCATACTTTGAAACAGATGCCAGCAACAATCCTGTGCATGCTGGTGAGCGCAACGAATACGGCCTACAAGCGGCCTACAGCTTGTTAGGTGTAAGCAACAGAGCCTATGTGGTTCGTGCTGACCTAGATCTTGCACAGCTTAAAGCCACAGGAACAATTCCCAGCGGTGCACCAGCAGACGGCCAATTGTGGCTAGACACTAGCAGTACACAATGGGGTGTGTTTGAATGGAATGCCAGTCCAGCTTTGACAGGCGGACAAATGTTCGAAGAACAGCAAAGCATTGGCAGCTTGTTTGTGATCACTGATCCACTCAAGGTGGCCAATTTCAGCGGTGGAGATTACACACCAAAATCATCAATTGGAGTAAACGGTCAGTATGCCATAGTGGCAGTGACCGGTTTGGCCAAGCTGTGGATGAAAAAATATCAAACAGACACTGCCGCAGGCACATGGGTAGAAGTGGGCACAACAGCATGGGCCAAAGCATGGCCAACAGTCATTGGCACCATCAGCACCACCAACATAACTATATTGTCAGGTGACAGCATCGTTATCAACACAGTTACATTGACAGGCGTTACAACACTAACAGCTCTAGTAGCCGCTATCAACGGCAATTCAACCCTGACATCAGCAGGCATAACAGCCGCTATCATAAATGGTTTCTTGCAGATCTATTCTACAGGAGTAACAGTGGCAGTAAGCGGAACCACAGTGGCCAAAGTGGGTTTGACCACAGGCAACTATTTGGCGCCAGCACTGTCAATCAGCCCGCACTATCAAGTGCCCCTGTATGGCGCAACAGACCAAGCAGGCACAGTCAACGGTTATCCTACAGGCAGTTTGTGGGTAAAAACCACAAGCCCAAATCTAGGTGCCAACTATTTTATCAAACAATACAGTGCGGCCACTCAGCAGTTTACCACTCTAGTGACCAATGTATACAAAGACAACATGAGCGCATTGGCAGCTCTTGATCCTACAGGCGGTGGTATCAACCTAGCCAAAGGTCAACTGTATGTGAAATACAATGATGATGAAATTGTGAGTGGCACACATGGCTTGCTGGCCAACTTCAAGGTGTATGAACGCTATGGAGTAGGTGCTACCAGCATAACCAGCGTAACAATCACATCCTCAACATTCACATCCGGTTCCAATGCATTCACAATCAGTGAGACGCTAAAAGGTCTCACTACCATGCAGAACTCTACAACAATCACATTCACAGCCACAGGAGCCACAACAGATGCTTCAGCATTCTTGGCAGCCTTGACTGCGGCGCTACCAGCCAACACACAAATTGTTACCAACCTTAACACTGCAAGCAATAGCATCACAATAAGTCATGCACAAGGTGGTGACATTAGATTTACAGACAGCACCAATATGCCTATCATGAAGCTGTTTTCAACCACAACTACTGCCAACTTCTACGCAGATCCAAGCGGCACAGCCAGCAAGTATTTGGCCACACAGTGGGTGAGTTCTGTAGGCGGGGTCAGCATTGTGACACCAAGCGCCAGTGCACCAACCACAGTGCCAGCAGATGGACAGTTATGGTATGATTCCATTCTCAACGAAGTGGACATCATGATCCACAACGGTACCACATGGATTGGCTACACCAATGCCAACGGCACTGTGATACCTGCGCTGGGTGGTACAGGTACAGACCCAGGTGGTCCAATCATTTCCGCCACTCAGCCCACAGTACAAAGTGATGGCACTCCACTGTCCAACGGCGACTTATGGATCAACAGTGGCGCCAGCGTATTGGAAGCGTTTCCCACTATCTACAAGTACAATTACTTGACCAAGACATGGGTGCAACTGGACACCACAGATCAAACCAGCGCCAACGGTATTTTGTTTGCAGATGCTCGTTGGGGATCAGTGGGTGTGCAAGCCACTGCTCAGTCACAAGGAGCAGGTGATCCTGCTAGCATCGTAACATTGTTGACCAGCAATTTCTTGGACTTTGATGCTCCAGATCCTGCACTTTATCCACGTGGCATGCTGTTGTGGAACACACGCAGATCAGGATTCAACGTGAAAAAATATCACAAGGGTTATGTGAACACGCTGACAAGAAACTTGCGTTTCAACAATTCAGAACTTATGACCAACTACTATCCAGATCGCTGGGTAACAGAAAGTCCTAATCAACCAGACGGCTCAGGATCATTTGGCCACAAAGCACAACGTGCAGTGGTACTCAAGGCCTTAAAAGCCACCATTGAGTCCAATCAACAGATCCGTGATGAAGAGTCACGCATATTCAACTTGATTGCTTGCCCAGGTTATCCAGAAGCTATTCCAGATCTAGTGTCACTGAACTATGATCGTGGCTTGTCAGCATTTATTGTGGGTGACACACCTGCACGTTTGACGCCAGATGCTACAACACTCAGCAACTGGGGAAACAACGTTAACAAAGCGTTGTATGACAGCCAAGAAGGACTTGTTACCACAGATCCATACTTGGGTGTGTTCTATCCATGGGGTTATTCAACAGACAACACTGGCAATGCTATTGCTGTTCCACCAAGCCACATGATGCTGAGAACTATTGCTCTAAGCGACAATGTTTCATATCCATGGTTTGCACCAGCAGGCACACGTCGTGGCGGTATTACCAATGCATCAGCAGTGGGTTATATCTCCACTGAGGGTGAATTCAAATCAGTATCATTGAACACTGGACAGCGCGATGTGTTAGCAGGCATACATGTGAACCCAATCACATACTTGTCAGGTACAGGACTTGTTTGCTACGGACAGTACACACGTCAATTGACAGCCAGCAGCCTAGATCGAATCAATGTGGCACGCTTGGTGATTTATCTACGTCGTCAGTTTGCGCAGTTGGCCAAACCATATGTGTTTGAACCCAATGACAAGATCACAAGAGATGAAGTTAAAGGCCATGCCGACAGCTTGTTGCTGGAATTGGTAGGTCAAAGAGCCTTGTATGACTATCTAGTTGTGTGTGATACAAGCAACAACACACCAGCTAGAATAGATCGTTCAGAACTGTGGATTGATGTTGCAATCGAACCAGTCAAAGCGGCAGAGTTTATCTACATTCCATTGAGATTGAAGAACACTGGCGCTATCAAAGGTCTAGCAAAATAAACGGAGCAGAATAAAAATGGCAATTTCATCATTAAGTAAATTTACAGTTCCACTGGCATCAGACCAAAGTGCGGCATCACAGGGCATGTTGATGCCCAAGTTGAAATATCGCTTTAGAGTGATGTTTGAAAACTTTGGGGTCAGCACACCAACTACGGAACTGACCAAGCAGGTACAAGATGCGGCACGTCCTAACGTGCAATTTGCAGATCAAAAGATCGAGATCTACAACAGCATCATACACTATGCTGGCAAACCATCATGGCAAACCATCAAGGTCATGCTACGTGACGACGTTACCGGTGCAGTGGCTAAACTGTGTGGCGAACAGCTACAGAAACAGTTTGACTTCTTTGAGCAAAGTTCGGCAGCGTCTGGCGGTGACTACAAGTTCACCATGCGTCTTGAGATACTAGATGGCGGTAATGGCACACTTACACCCAACGTGCTAGAAACATGGGAGTGCTATGGTTGCTATCTCACACAGGTCGCCTATGGCGATGTGAAATACTCAGAGCAAACACCCATGATGATTGATCTCACCATCCAACCTGACAACTGTTTGCAAGTTACAGGCGGTGCGGCAGCTCCAACACAACGCACAGTTGGTACAAACGCTACTGGCGGCGGTATACGCTAAATCAAAGCCCACCTGAGTGGGCTTTTTTACATCTGATCATTAAATGCTCAGTTAACCAGAACCAATAAATACTATATGGCCTTCGTACCCAATGCTTTCCTCACTGAACCCGAAAATATCACGCTTCGCAGTTATCAGCATGCGTCGAGAACATTTGTGGATGACCAGTTCAGACTGGCCCCTAAATTTGGTTTCAACTTTCATGTTAGTTTTGTGTTAAATAGAGCCGCGCTGACCAACGTGGATCTAGCAGAACGCTACAAGAATGAAATCAACTTGATGGTGAAAAGTGTAGACTTGCCCAAATACCTCATCAAACAAGATACGCTGAATCAGTACAATAGAAAAAAGAATGTGCAGGTCACGCACACCTACAATCCGATCACTGTAGCTTTTCATGACGACAACATGAGCTTGATTACTAACTTGTGGGAAAACTATTACAGGTATTATTTTGCAGATCCAAGCAGTGCCACAGCTCCTGGTGCCTACAATAGAACAGCCACAAGAAAATTTGATTTTATCAACAGCAACTACGGCTTGGACAATGGCAGCACCCTGCCATTCTTTGAAAGCATCACCATATATCAAATGGCCCGTCACGAATGGGTCAGCTATACTCTGCAAAATCCCTTGATCACTGAGTTCAGTCACCCCAAGGTCAAATACGCAGAAAGCACAGTGACTGAGCATCAAATGATCTTGGCCTATGAAGCAGTTAGCTATGACTACGGCGAAGTGGGCACACCCAACGCAGAAGCCACCGCAGGCGCTCCTGTAGGTTTTGGCAAGGATCACTATGACCAGGTGCCAAGCCCTTTAGTGGGTGTGCAAGACAACGGCAAGCTGAATCCCAGCTTGCTCAGCATGAATGGCATAACAGCCAATGCAGGCAGTTTCCTCAACAACTTGGTAGAAACTATCAACGGCTATCAAAACACAGGCAATAACTTTGCATCCAATGCCACTCCAGGCATCCTTACTGCTCCACTTGGCACACAAACTGTGGGCGGCTTGCAGGGATTTAGCTTTCCTAACAGCGCAGTGAATTCTACCACAGTCAAGGCCAATCCCATTGGCACCATAAACACAGGAAGATAACATGAGCAATTTGCCTGCTAACGCCATGCCACAAGACAGTTCACAAAGCGTGAAAATGTTCTTTGACAAATTTTTTCAGCAAAGCATCAGCTTTCCTAGCAATCAAATAGATGCTGTGGTAGGATTTTTCACTTCAAAAGGTTTTGACCAATCCAGTGCAGAAAGCACCAGTATAGTGCTACTAAACCAAGCCAGAGCAGATGGAGTAGATGTGTTTGTGTTGCTGGACAGTCTCAAAGTGCTGGGTGAAATTGAATTGAGTCAAGTGGTGGCCCAGGTGCTCAATGCCTACAGAGAAAAGACTAGCCTGCTGGGTTATAGAATACAGAGCAAAGCAGACACTTACGAAACTCGTAACATCCTGGTATAATCATGGCCAGCAAATTTGCAAGAGGCAAGTTTCCCATCACACGCCCAGACAAATACGTGGGCACCAAAACACCAACCTATCGTAGCAGTTGGGAGTGGAGTTTCATGAAGTTTTGCGACACCAACGAAAGCATACTCAAATGGGCCAGTGAGCCCATGCAGATACCTTATCGTGATCCGCTGACAGGCAAACAAACTGTGTATGTGCCGGATTTCTTCATACAGTACGCAGACAAACAGGGCAAGATACACAACGAAATAATAGAAATCAAGCCGGCCAGTCAAGCCATACTGGAACGTGTGGGCAAGAACAAGTACAATCAAGCGCAGTACATCAAAAATCAAGCCAAGTGGGCCAGTGCCACAGCGTGGTGCAAGCAACAGGGCTTGAAGTTCAGGATTGTGAGCGAAAATGATATGTTCCAACAATAGACGTGATAAGTAAAGTATGACCAAAAAACTGGAAGAACTGTTGAATTTGCCTGAAAGCAAAAAAATCATCAAGGCAGATGAAAAAGCGGTGGCCACTGCCAAAGCAGAGCCATTTCTAAGAGACATAGCAGAATTTGACAAGATATCTGCCGCATTGCCACAGGTAAAAGGCCTAGGTGATGTGGGCGATGCTGAGCTGGACGAACTGGCACAGAAAGCCAAGGATGCCTACGAAGACATTATGGACTTGGGCATGAATGTGGAAGCCAGATACAGTGGACGCTTGTTTGAGGTGGCGGCCAGCATGCTGGGTCACGCCATACAGGCCAAAACTGCCAAACTGGACAAAAAACTCAAACAGATTGACCTACAGCTGAAAAAACAAAAGTTGGATCAGGACACTGCCAACGATGACAAGGGCATCAGTCTCAATGGCGATGGATTCATTGTGACTGACCGTAACAGCTTGCTGGAAAAATTAAAGAATATGAAATAAATACAGTACTAGGAAAACCTTATGAAACCATTTACCGCTTATCTGAGAGATCTACACAGAAGTTACGACTTCAAGGTCAAGATTGCAGGCGATTTACCAGACAACATGAAAGAGCACATTAGCAAGGCTCTTAGCCAGTTTCAGTGTGAAAAATGCAGTGCAGGCAAGCGTTTGCCCATAGCGGAAACACACTTGGATTTTCCCACACTGAAAAATCAAAACGTTACTATATTTGATATCAGCACTGCATACCCCACAACCAGCCAGATGATCACAACACTGTTGGCAGACAGATTGAAAACCAACTTTGAATTTATCCGTGTGCGCAGCCTGCAAGAAGATCAAGAAATTGCTATCAATCACGAGTATGATGAACCTACGAAAGAAGCCAAATTGAACAAGCTGGAAATGGAGTTCACACCAGGTGGACAGGACATGGTTGGCAGCCAGCAAATGATGTCGCTGTTGAAAGAACTCAACAAACAGAAACATTCCGGCGAGCAATACAAAGGTGTCAATGACCAAATCTTGGCCAAAGCGCAGCCACAGCATGTGAAAGAAACGCCAGTAAAACAACCACTGAAAATCAATACCAGCAGTGCTATCAGCAGTAAAGGACCTAAACTGCAACCAGTGCGTACAGGACATAAAATATGAACTTCCAAGACTTATTAACAAAAATTTCAGCGTTAGATCAGCCAGTGGGCGAAAGCATGCAACCACCTGTACAAGCAGTCATGGCTACAGCTAGTGGTCCAGATACTCCCGAAGTTACTGGAGACAGTGGTCATTTAGAACTTGATGAAAAAGGCGCAATGGAGTGTGGTCCAGAAATGACAATGCCTATGGCTCCTAAACAACCAGACAATGTTGACATGAATGTTACCATGCATGGTCAAGGTCCAAATGGTATCCGTAGTCTAATGGATATCCTGCGCAACCTAGACAAGGGTGCAGTTGAACCGCACGATGCCGATACAATGATCGTGGGTGTAGAACAAGCTGAACCGCAACATGAACCACAAGATGATGATGCGCTTTTTGGTGAAATAGGAGAAGATGGCGAGTACCAAAACCGTCCTACTCCAGAAGTTGCAGATATAACCAATGTATTACCAAAGGGCAGCGATCTATTAGGTTCGCGTCGTAAGGAACCACTAAAGCCAGCAGGTGGTGGTAATCCGTACCCCATGAATGAAGCGTTATTGGCCAAATTGCAAGCGCATTACGATTCACTAAGAGACTAAATTCGTCGCAGTTAGTACCCTGTCCAAGGTGCCAAATAGACCCTCCGGGGTCTATTTTTTTAAGTAAATAAAGTTATGGCAAAAAGTCTCGACGGCGTCTTAACAAAAAAAGCACACACAACTGAACGGTTCACTGAAGAACAGTTGACCAATCTCATGATGTGCGCAGATCCTCAAAAAGGTCACCAATATTTCTCCAGGAATTTTTTCTACATACAACACCCTGTCAAGGGCAAGCTGATGTTTGATCCATTTGACTATCAAACTCGACTGCTGGACAGCTATCACAATCATAGATTCAACATCAACATGCTGCCTAGACAGAGCGGCAAGACCACGTGTGCATCGGCCTATCTGCTATGGTATGCCATGTTCCATCCTGATCAAACCATACTGGTGGCCGCACACAAATACACAGGATCACAAGAGATCATGCAACGCATACGCTATGCCTATGAACTGTGTGAAGACTACATCAGATGTGGTGTGGTCAACTACAACAAAGGGAGTATAGAATTTGACAATGGCTCAAGAATTGTATCAGCTACTACTACTGGTAACACCGGTCGCGGTATGTCCATATCCTTACTGTATTGCGATGAGTTTGCTTTCGTACAGCCCAACATTGCTACAGAATTTTGGACATCAATCAGCCCTACACTAGCAACTGGTGGCCGTGCAATTATCACATCAACACCTAATTCAGACGAAGATGAATTTGCTGTGATATGGAAGGAAAGTCAAAACAAATTTGACGAGTTTGGCGAGGAAAAACAAGACGGAACTGGTATC